GCTTGAGCTGCCTTTACTTGCAGTAAACTTAAGTCTGCCACATGGTCACGAACTGTAGCCTTACCAGCATCTTTTATAATATTCTTAAATTCATCAGGACTGTTATCAACAATCTTATCAACATAATCAGACATAGCATTATTGAATGCTTGGTCACCACCTACAGTTGTTTGATACTTTGCTCTTAGTTCCTTACTGCGTAACTTAATGTCATCTTCTACACTTTTCATGTAGCGTTTTTCAGCTAATTGCTCAAAAGCCTTTTGCCCTATTGAACCCATGCTTTTAAATTCTTCAGTAGAATAAGCCTTAAACTTTCCATTCTCATCAAGGGTGGTGAAGGATTCTATTGGTACAGACCTTGCTCTCTCTTCTCCAGTTTCTTTTGCATTAGCTGCCAACTCATCAAACGTAATCTTATTGAGCTGATTAATACTTTCTGCTGTGCTAACAAAAGATTGCTCAACAGCATTAGACCTTTGTATCAGTCCTATCGGTTGATTTCTAAAAGATACAGCTTGTTTAATTACTTTAACTGCCATTATACACTTGTCTTATTCATATTATAAAAACCTTGAATACCTTGGGAAACAGCTCGTAGATAGTAAGCTCTTTGTTTAGCTTCACCTTCTATCCTAAATTGTTCTGCTTGTCTTCTTGATTTGTCATCTGTAAACAATGCCTGTCTATCCATTCTTGTAACATCTTTACCTACAGTTTCTTCTTGCTTTCTTCTAAATGCTTTCAAACTTCTATCTGTACCTTTATCTCTACCAGTCCCACCAAATAGATTAGCATTATTTATAGCTCTATCAGAAAAATATTTATCCAGTCTATCATTATGCATTTGTGCAAACTTAAGTGCATTTCTTTTTCTGTCTTCTTCTGCTTCTCTTGCTTTTGATTCTGCTTGTTGTCTTGCTGCATCTCCAGCTGCAACAGTAGATGCAACAGATAATACAGAACCAACAGCACCTAGTATTTGTAAAAACTGTATCGCCATTAAAAAGCTACCTCCGCTATTATTGAATTAATTTGTAATGCCAATGGTGCATTCTGTGTAATAGTAATCTGTGGGTCAGTACTAAACCCTAACAATCTAAATTCCTTTTTACCAGTAACTGCATTTCTTGGCTGACTCATATCATCAGTTACCTGACGTATAATTAAATTAGTATTATTTACAGTAACGGAAAGAGTATTGTTTAAATCAAGGACTACTCTTTGTACTGTTCGAGGTTGTCCAGTCAAAGGTCCATCTGCTATTTGTGCATCTATTGGATTTGTTTTTAAAGTAACGTCAAACTTTAAACCTATTTCTGCTGAAGATATTGCAGAGTCTACTGACGATACATCCACGTTACCACCAGACACAGTAAAACTCCCAAGATAAAAAGTACCATTGACCACATCAACCACAGCTCCGTTGGCGAAATCGGAACTAACGCTGAAGACCCCATTAGAACCAGAATAAGTTTTAGCCAAATCAGTATTAAAAGTATTGCTAAACTCACAAAGAAAATATTTGTTAGTACCGTCACCTTTATCAAATTTAACAACTGCATAAACATGAGTATCAATTACACAACATGAATGGAAACTTCCTTGCGATGTAAACTGTGTCCAGCCAGCTCTTTGCTCCACTCGATTAGAATTAAACACAGCAAGAGTACCATCAGCATCAACTATAAACAAATAATTTTCTGCTCTGCCAATAGCACCAGAAAGCATACTCATTTGTATTGGTGTATTAATAAGATGACTTGATAATGTAGAGATAGGTTGACCGGTATATCCTTTCACAGCATCAGCAAAGATAAACTCTCGTACCATTGCACCAGATGAATCTACAAATACTGTTGCTCCGTCATATATGTAAGGTCGGAGAAAGGAAGAACCAAATGATGTCTGTCTTTCTATAGATGCGTTTGTTGGTGTAGTAACTTGTCCTTGTAATGCTGGTAATATAAATTCATCTGTAGATGTAAAGACATGTAGGTCTTTATTAGATATAATGTGACGTATAGTATTAACCTCTCCAATACTGGTAGTAATATCTATAGCATCATCATCCTCTGCATCACCCACATCAAAGTTAAAATATGTTGCAGTCTTGCTTCCCCATAATCCATCTGGCTGTCCAAGAGTACCACCATACCATAATCTATTTTGGTGAAATGCTACTGCTGCTGGAAATCCTCTTAGTGCAGAATAAGATTGCTCAGACCATTCTGTAACTGGTGCATGAGTTTCTAATGTAGGTGTGCCACCACCAGCAGTTGCTGATGTTGCGTTTGCTCCAGCAGTAAATGTAAATGTATTATCATCAATTACTTCTGCTACTGTTCTCGAACCATTGAGATTTGACCTAGCTATACCACCAACAGCAGATGCGTCAGCAACAGTAAAGGCATCACTAGCAGATAAACCATGAGCAACTAATGTTACTCTTACAGTCCCAACGCCTTCATTTGTTCTAAGAGAATCTACCTTCAATCTTCTTTTTAGATTACCAAATACTGTACCAGTTGCTTGTGTTGCTGATTGCACAGAAGTTATCTGAAACTCTGCATCATTGTATCTAAAATTTATTCCTATGTGTTTTGAATCAGGATAATTACCTCCAGATTGTGAGCCAGTTGTATCCCAATACGCTGAACTTGTGGTGAAGGTAACACTACTTCCGCTAGTTGCACTAGGGTCTAAAGTTACTCCTGGGGTTTGAAAACTAAAGTAAGGTTGATGAACTATTGTGTTTGCTGAGTTTTGGTCAAACGTATATGTTTCAACAGCAAAAGAAGTAAGCCCTGTTCGTACAAGTTTTCTAACCATAAAAGTTTGGTGAGCAATAAACATTGTATCACCTGACTGTGCATATGTTACTTGATGAATATTGTCATGTGTAAATGGTAAAGCTGCACTACTGCTGTCTTGTGTAATCGTTGTGGCTAGAGTTACATTAAAAGATGTATCAACTCTAAATACTCTTATCTTTAGATTTTCTAATGAGATTATATATCGTTCATCGTCAGAGAATATAAATGGTACTATTCTATGTTGCTGTACTTTACTTGTATCTATAGAAGTATCAAACTCATATATATTACTAAGACCAGACCTTTTTATAACACCACCCTCTGCCCTTATAAAAAAGTTTTCTACTTTCTGTGCTGAGTTGGAATATACTTTTGAGTCTGTTCTTGAAATTAGAGAAGGACTTATTTCACCAAACTGAAAGTTTGATAAAGGTACTCTCAACTTTCTCATGGTTATCTCCTGTTCTGAACAAACCTTCCAGTAATAAGTTTTCTTGTTGTCTGTTGTTGCGAGTCTACACTTCTTGCTTTTAACATAGCCCTATCAGCAAGAGTAGCCATTGTTTGAGTAAGAGAACCATCCCTAGCTATAGATGTAGCAAAGACTTGTGCCAATCCATAAGCTACTGCCATTATAAAATAACTTGGAAAAAATTCTTCTGATTGTCTAAACGTATAATCTGCAATAACTTTATCTGTGCTAGTAGTATCTGCATATATCATATCTCCATATATTTGATACTCTATAGGATTATCATTTACTGTTATTGCGTGAATAATAAGTGTGTCATTTGGTTGTTGATAAGCTAAATCATATCGTGCAGTAGGTGCATCTGTTAGTCTATTTAGTTCTTGTTGGTTTGTTGCAAATCTCCATCTTGCGTTGGTAAGAGATGATTGCACAACATCTTCATAAACATTTGCTGCAACTCTTGCTTCTGTTGTTCCATCGTCAAAAGATGTTATAGGTTCTGCTCCAATAAAGATTAAACCTCTATTGCAAATATCTACAGCTGAATCTGATTTGGTGCTAACTACTGCCATAATAGAGTAGGGGGATTTCTCCCCCTATCCTTAATCACTATCAGCACTACTGATTGTAGTACCATCACCTAAGTCAATAGCGGTAGCAGATACTTCTTTTACAACAGTAATTGAAGCATCTTTGTGAGTTGAATTTGAATCAACTAATACCACAATATCTCCAGCATTCATCATGCCAAGAGCAGATTCACCATTCATTTCACCACCAGTAGCATCAGCAGTTGAAAAATAGTTGGCTGCTCTTACAACAGATAAAGCATCATTTGATGCATAGTACCACATATTCACACCACTTCCTCCACCGATGCGAATGAGTTTACTCATATCTAAAGCCATGATTACCCCCTATTAATTGTTATCTAAGACTTCATAGATACCATTGTCATCAATAACAACAGCACCCATTGACATCATAGATGTTGCAAGATGAGATGCTTTCTCAGGGATATAATTTATCTCTGTGGAAACATCAGAGTTCACTCCTAGTCCTATAGAAGTAGTATGATAAGCCATATTCTTACCAGCAGTAATTGCAGAAGTAGAGAATATGTTGAAGCCTAGAAACTGCTTCATTGTCATACCACCAGCAAATGGTAGGTTTTGCTCACCAACAAAGTCAGATGATGCAAACTCATTTATTAAGAATAAGTCTGCAAATCCCTTTGGATGCATAGCAAGATAACGACCACCATCCTCAGGAATGTTTGCAGAACCAAAAGTTTCAAACAATGATAGTAAGTCTGCTTTTTCAACAGCACTACTTGTGTCATGTATTTGAGTTGAGTTAGCTCCAGCATCCATTGCTGTATACAGGATTTCGTCAGTTTTTCGACCAAGGGCAGCTGCAGCACTTGTTGCTACTGCTTGTCTTTCGTCGATGTTTGTTTTGAGTTCATCTAGTTTGTCGATATATTCGGCAGCATAGAAATCACTCATGGTTGCTTCCACAGTTGTATGTGTTAGCTCCATAGGTGTTACCATACCATTTCTCGATTTAGTAGACGCACTACCAGTTCCAATCTTTTGAAAACGTACTACGTTCCCAGCTACATTGCCAACCAGACGAACAGTATTCCTTAGTTTAGAACCCATACGCTGATATGCCATGTGAACATCAGACTCGAACTGTTTAATAAAGGCTGTATCAATTGTATTTGCCATTATTCAGCTCCATTGTTAAGTTTCAATTACGTCGCTGATTGTCCGTTTTGCATCTTAACATGATTGTCCACAAGGGGTCACTCAATGCATAGTGGGTCTTGACTTACTCATTCTTTGCTCAAAATTATCTAAATTGCAATAGTAAAGTTTAATAAAGGGTACATTATCAAAGAAATATATGTCATCTTCTTGATGGAACCCCATAGATTCTAACCATTTTATAGTTTGTATTTGGTCTTTTGGAACAAAGTTTTCTACAAAATCAAAGTCTATTTTAAGAAACGATAGTATTAATTTGCTGTGTTTGAATATAAATAACCAATGTTTATTAATCATTTCTGTTCCAAGAAACCATATTCTACCAATGTGCATAACATCATCGAGAGGAGTAACACCACACATACCTATAGGATTACCTTTGTGTGTTATAGTAAATCCCTTTG